CGTTCGCCGCCGTCTCGGTAATCCCGCCGGTCAGCCCCTGCATGGAAAGCAGGGCGGGCAGGTCGCGTTTTTGCATCATGCTTTCAACGTATGCGTTGCGGATCTGGTCGCGCAGCGTGTCTTTCAGCGTGCCGCTGGAAGTGTCATACGTTCCTTTCAGGGTGTTCAGCGCCGCGGCCTTCTGTTTTTCCAGTTCCGCCGTCGCGTCCGGCAGCGCGTCGTATTCAGCCTGGTAAATCTGATCAAATAGAGACATTTTTTATCCCTCCTTATACATGCAAAAATTGAATGGTCATCCAGGGGCCGTTCGCCTCCAACGCTTTGGCTGCCCCTGAATTTTGATACATACCGCAGTAGATTTTACTGCCTTTTGCGCAATACATTGTAATAGCGCCTACAAGTCCTTCTGTTGATACAGATCCCCTGTTGCTTACATATCTAGTCCCCCTATACGATGCGCCGTTTATATAAAAGGTTAAAAATGACTGATACGCCGCGTTTGCGGTTGCAATAGGCACGTATGCGCAAACCTGATAATATCCGGATACGGGTGCCGTATATTCATAGGCTCCGGTATCATAATTGCCGTTAGTGTCAATATCTTCGGAATCAAATTGTACTTTTACAGAATCTGTACCGTTCGCTATTGATTGGGCGGTTGTGCATTTTACCCTGGCTTTATACCACAATTCTCCTTTTTTAAACCCTGCCGGTATGTCTGCTATTGAATATTTTGGGGTTTCCATGTCGTCGTCTGCAAGATCAACTTCACCCGTAACCGTTACGGTCGTATCAGTGGAAAAAGTGGAACTCTGTACATAAAAGTATTTAACCGTAGAGCTTTGCGTTACCCTGTACTTTACGCCGTATCTCAATATAGTGGTAACGTCTGTATCAACAATTTTAAATGTTGTTGCTGTTAAATAGACACATGTATACGGAAAATTAATCCATCCGTCGTCCGGCATCAGTCCGGCTATACTAGGTATATTGCCATTAATTTCCTCCAGCGCCCCCTGCACGGTTTCCGCGCTTCCGCCGCCCACCGGCGTGCAACCTATGTTGTCCGCCCCGCTCCCGCCGTCGTCCGTCTTTCCAAGGTCGTCTATCATCGCGTTGAAGGCCGGGGCCATCACGTCCGTCACGTTTGCGTCAAAACGCTGCTTCAATTCCTGCGCGGATATCTGCGGGTGGTCTTCCAGCCCTTCCACCGCGGTCGCCGCAAAACTTGAATCCGTCAGTTTTCTGTCCGTAATCATTTTTTCACATCCTTTGTATAAACATACCGCAGCTGTATCCCGTAAATGCCGAACCCCTGGCCCCCCTGGTCGTTCTCCACTATGATCTGCAGCAGCCCGGTGTTTCTCAGCTTCTTGTTGATCGGGATCACCCGCGGGTTTGTAACCCCGTTAAAATTAAAACTTGCAAAGGTAAGGTCTGAAAAATCGAAAGTGTTCAGCTGGTTGTCGTACTCGTTCGCAAGTATTTCCAGTTCATTTTCATTCGCAAAATATATCTTCCCGCTGGTCAGCACATAAGGCTTTGCCAGCAGCCCCACCCCGCGGCGCATAAGCGTTTTGTACCGCATGAAGTCTTCCATGTCGTCCATCTTGGTGGACCACCGGGCCACAATCGGGTCCCCGTCGTCCCAGTACGCCGCAAGGCCGTATTCGTCGTATGTCGTAAATTTGCAAAGGTCGCCGTCCACTGTGCCAAAATATAAACTGCCTTCAAACTCCCGCACGCATACGGCCGGTATCCCCGTCCAGTAATACCATTCATATCCCTTTGATCCCGTTTTATTCCGGTTGTCCTGCTGGCTGTTCGCAACATATACCCGGCTGTTTACAAACAGGCAGTACCATCCGTTCCATACCGCCGCGCATGCCAGCTGCATGTTCGGTTCCCTGCAAAGCGCATGGTTTACATAATAGCTTCTAAGCTGCGTCGTCCTCTGGTATGTTACCGCGCTCGATTCTATCCCGAACACGCCGTTTTTTGATAGGAACAACGGATCGTCCCGCAATATCCCGAAAGTTTTTTTTGCAACGGCGCCAATGCCAACCAGCCCCTGCTTCAAAGGGTATGTGATCGTCCCGTCGTCCGCTATGTTCGCCGTCCGTAAATACTGCGTCGCGTCCTGGTCACTGTCTTCCTTGACGATCACCAAACTGTCGTATTGTTTTAAATATCCCATGATGGCGGAGTTTTCGCTCCCCACAATGGAATACCCGTCGTCCATAAAATATGTGGGGTCCATGATCGCGCTTTGCCAGTCCTGGTTCGGCCAGTCCGGGTTTCCGCTGGCAAATATCCTGTTGTCGCTGGATATGCCGTAAAACGCGGCAATCGTGCATTTTTTTATCCGGTCCGCGTATCCTGCCACTTCCTTCGTGAATGTCGCCCGCAGGTTGTCCGGGCCGGCGGCGTCGCTCACCGGCGCGGCCGTAAAGTGTATGTATGAGCTGTCGCCGGAGTTTACAAGCGAATACCCGGTTGATATCACATCCCATCCGCCTGATCCGTTCAGCTTCTCCACCAGGTCCACGCTGTCCACGCTGTCCGTATCAAGGTAATAGTCAACAGCGGAGGTTTCCCCCTGCCAGCTGTTCATTCTTTTTGGCTGCAGCAGGTTGATTGATTCATATTTCTCCCCGCCTCCCGCAGCCGGCGCCGCGATCGTCGTGGTCGGTACCTTTGCCACGCTGTCAACCGTTACGCAGTCCGTCCCGTCGTACTGCATGTAATTCGTGCCGTCCAGTATGTACATCTTGCCGTTCATGATGAAGAATGTGGAATCCGCCGCCGCCATGCCGGTGTATATTTCCGTAATGTCAGTAATGGGCTCGGCTATCACGCAGGCGTAAAGGCTTGTTCCGTAATGCCCTATTATCATTTTTACGCCGTCGTTATCAAACGGAAAAAGGCCGTAGCACCGTCCCGAAAACTTCGCGCTTAAAAGGGACATGTAACCCGGGCGTTTCTCAGGGAATCCAGTGGTGTCGCATACCATGTTCGGCGCATACGGGCTTCGGCCGTCGGATACTTCCGTAACGCCCGTGGAAAAGTCAACGCCCGCAAACTTGCGGTATTGCTTCGTATATACTTTTCTTTGTGCCGTGGGTACGGAATACTGGATATCCATTTATTCTTCTTCCTCGCCGTATTGGTCCAAAACGTCCCCGTAGTTTGCAACGGCCGCCTTTGTCCGGGCAACCTCGTATTTGTTCTTCATCTGCGCCGCCAGCGCCGGATCGTCTTCCTGGTTCAAAAACCCCGCCAGCCCGTAGGGGAAAGCGTATGCCAGTTTATCGGCGTAAACCACTTCATCGGACAAGCTGGCAATCACAGGGATCGCCGTCAGCACATCGTCCCCGTTCGCCTCCAGGATTGAATTGTTGATTTCAAAGTTTTCGGCAATAAACAGGTTTAAAAGAGGCAGCGCGGCTTCTTCATAATCGGTTTTATCGTCGCTGGACGCCCCCATCAAAGGCAACGCCAGGTCTAATATCTCACTTCCGGTCATAGCTGAGTTCCCCTTTCTAGTTTATTATTCTGCAACAGCACAATAACTTAGATATACGCATAGCCAGGTTGTACCGTTATCAACGGTTCTAAAATCAGCTACGTAAAATTCTCCGGTCGTCGCGGCATCTATATATCCTGCTATTTGGTCCCACAATATCACGTCTGAAAATGTTATTGTTGTCACGTCCGTTCCAATCACGTATAAACGCACAATGTTTTCTTTCCCGTCGTTCACCGTAGGCATTGTTATATTAATTGTGCCTCCCGCGGCGTCCAGCACATTTGCTTTATTCGCCTGCAGGGTGACTTCTCCCTCAACAACCTCCAGTTCCACAACGTCAAACTGGCTGCTTGCTGCTTTTTGCGATAAATCAGGATATTCCATGGCGCCCTCCTAATCCGTAAACGGAAGTATCCGCACGTCTGTTTTTTCGCCGTTCGGCCCGGTGTACATGTTGAAAAATCCCACCGTCCCGTCAACTATCAGCCCGTAAGGCTGCCGGTTCCAATGCAGTATCATCCCGTCCGCGTCCGGCTTCGGCGCAACGTATTCCACTTCCTCCACCGGCGGTTCCGCCTCCGGGTCCGGCGCAACGTAAGCAACTTCCTCCACATACTCGCCAACCGCAATCTGCCCAAATTCTACGGATATTACCGCTTTACCGGTAAATACAACGGAAACGCGGTCGCTTCCGTCCCAGTCCAGCTTATATCCTTCACCAAGTGCCATTCTGTTTCACTCCTTTTTTTTAAAGTGGGAAAGTCCCCTATGCTTCCGGTTTTTCGGCCGTCTTCTTCGTACTGTCGGCCGTCTTCTTCATCCCGTCGGCCATTGCCACAACGGCGGATTTTATGCCCGCTTTCCTGTGTTCCTCGGCCAGCTTCAAAAATTCATCTTTGGTATAGCCTTTGTCCTCAAAAAAATATTCCTTCTTTTCGTCCATGGGTTCCTCCATAAAATCAGTTCAGGGGGCGGTTAAGCCCCCTGTTCTTATCCGTTAATTTAGGATGAGAGTGTTGCCGTTGTCACGGTTGAATTGAAATAATTCGTCCGCTCGGCGTATGCTTTCACAACCAGCCCGCTGGTATGCCCCGCTGCCGCGGACCCGGACGCAATCAACAGTCTCGTGGATGAATACCGCGGGTCCGTTCCGTCGGTCGTGTAGTAGATGGCCGTTGCGTTTGCCTCGGTGATCGCGCCGCCGGCCGCCGTAATAACAGGCGCACCCGCCTGCTTTCCGTTTTCAACGCCGGCGTAAATGCCGTCCGCCTTCGCGCCCAGCACAAAAGCGTCATAGATGAACCTGCCTTCAAGCAATGCCATTTTGTTACCGCAAAGGCTTTTTATCCTCTGCTTCTCATACTTTCGCATGAGTTCAGCGTACATTTTCAACCTAGTAGGTTGTCGGATACTCTTGGATGGTTTATATTCACTTGCGTGTTTCACCATCTACGCGTTACGGTGTTCGCAGCTTTTAAACTGCGACTTACCTCGGTATTGCCCTGCCTTTCGGTTTAGGTTTCACCGATTTTACCCGATTTTCACTGACAGGTTGCCCTGTCAGGCGGCACATTCTTTACCGTTGATCCCAGGCGGGTCCTGCTTGATGAAGTAGTCCTGTATCTTCTTGGGCTGCATCACCGCTTTTTCATGTGCAATCGTAAAGTAACACTGGGCCGTGCCGTTCAATAGGTAGTCGTCAGGCACGGGGATCACTTGCGCGTCCATGAACATCCCGAGCGCGCCGTTAGCAAGCGCCTTTTCTCCCAGCTTGTCAATTCCAAGGAACTGGCTGGAAATAAGCAGATATCCAAACCAGCTCCAGCCGATCCAGATTACCCTGTTTTGTTTGGGCACCTTTTTGTTGGAAAGATACACCATGCCGTCTTTCAGCATCCCCACAACGGTGTCCGCCGCCGGCGCAGCGCTCAACGCTGTTATTTTTCCGCCGGTGTTTGCGAATTTAGATAGCGCGTAAGCGTCCATCTCCGGGATCACCCGTTCGTCAATTTCCGCCCTGAGCATTGCTCCTGATTTTTTAGCGTTCATCTGCTCGGTGTTATTGCCTTTGTCGATGGTGATGGAGAAACTCCGGTCTTTTGTCAGCGTCATTTCCTGCAAGGTGTCCTGCATTTCGGTCGGCGTGCCGTACCTGTTCGCGCCCGTCCGGGCGTAGTCGTTCAGGGCCTGTGTGGTCGGCGTCCATACGCTTAACGTCCTAACGCCTATGAAGTCATATTCCTTGTTTGTCTTTCCGTCCACAAGGGACCCCAGTTTGAATGCCATGTTGACATTCGGTGAATATTTTGTTGCCAGATTAACTGCCATTTAATATCATCCTTTCTTTATCCTCCGTTGAAGCCCTCCAGGAAATCATCCTTCTTTTGTTCCGGTTCCGTGCTCCTGGCAGGCCCGGGAGAGTTTACAGCGTTTTTATTGTTTTGCTCCGCGATACTCAGTTTTTTCGACATTTCCGCGCGGTCGTACTTTGTATATGCAACAAGCGGGGGTACGCCTTTTCTGACTTCGGCTTCAACTTCCTCCGGCAGCACGTCAACATCCGGGTAAACCGCCTTGAAATTTTCTATGTCCTGTTTCACCCTTGCTTCAAACGCTTCCCTGTCGGCCGTTGCCTGCGCTTCGGCTGTTTCGTGCTGCTTTGCCGTGCCTTTCAGCATCATGTTGTCGTATTCCAGCCCGGCAATCGTCTGCGCCGCTTCCGGTGACATGAGCGTCCCGTCTTCTCCAACCAGCTGGCTGACGCGGTTTGCAATCATGCTTTCCCGTATCGTCGCCCCCAGGTCTTTCACAAACTGTTCCCTTGACGTTCCCGCCATGCCCGCGTACTGGTCCAGCATCTCCAGCGTCGGCTTCATGCTGTCGCGGTCGCCGCGTATGCGCTCATAGTCCAGCCCTTTGGAAGCAGCCTCCATCAGCTGCGCCTCGGTCAGTTCCACTTCCTCCTTGTTGTGTTTCAGCCTGTATGTTTTCGGGGTTTCCGGCGGTTTAACATCTTCCGGTTTCACGTCAGGTATGGTTTCCTTCGTTTCTTCCGGCGGTTCTCCCTCCACGCTTTCCGGGTTTTCGTCTGTGGTTTGACTACTTTCCCAGTCGCTATCGTCCATCAGGCTCAGTTCTCCGGCCGCAGGCTCGCTTGGTACGCCAGTCCCTGCGCCGTCCGCCTCGTAATAAGGCATAAATTGTTTCATGTGTTTCTCCTTCCGGGCTCTGGTTGGCCCTCATAAATACCCGCTCTGGTTGGCGGTTTTAAAAGATGCCGTTACGGCGTCTTTTTTTTCGGTTTATTTTCACATTGCTTGTTTGTGCATTCGTAGTTATCCACCCGTTTGCCGTTAATAATGATCGGCCGGTTGAACATTTCAAGGCCGCACTTCGGGCATTTCATTGTCCCACCATCTGCGCAAGCATCTTCTTTTCCTGGTCTCCAATATCCATCTGGCTGATCGCCTCCGCCGCTTTATCCGGTCCCAGCTTTTTCAGTTCCGCAACCATGCCGTCCACCTGGCTGCTCACGCCCGCCATCCCGGCTATTCCGCCGCTGCCCTGGAATGCCTTGATTTTATCAATGATCCCCTGCTTGTCCCTTATGAAACCGTCGGGGATGCTTTCAAGGTATGTCAGCGCGTCCGGGATGATCTTCATGTTCATCAGGTTGTCCAGCGTCTGTATCTGCACCAGTTCGCTCCAGTAGCTTCCCGGCCCAACGTCTATCTTTAAATCCGTTGTGTAATTTTCCAACGTGTTAAAATCAAACTCCCCGGTTGTTTCCTTTCCTTTGGCGTCCTTCACCTTAACCATCCGCAGGCCGTAATGCACCCGCATCATGTCAACATAACTGCGGATAATGTCCTCCACACAGTCGTAAAAATCCAGACGCTGTATATCCAGCTGCATGCTCGCCTGTTTCTGCGTCGCTATGATCGCGCTTGTGTTCTCCGGTTTTACATTGCCCAGCGCGGATTCAAACGCCCCGTGAAGGTCCTTCGTGTTTTTCACCACGCTGTCAATCAGCACCGGCACGCTTGCGCTCATGTCATGCTGCGCAAAACTCGCAAAAAAAGCGTCGTTCGGGTTTCCGATTACCTTGATTGCCTTTCCTATCCGGTTGTCCCAGCCTCCCGGTATTTTTGACTCATCGTACAGCAGTTTTGGAAACGCCATCCTGGTGGCAAACTCCATGCACATGGCGTACATCTTATTGGCAAATATCTGGTTTTGTATCATCCCCACCACCGGGGAAACCCCGTGGTAACTGTTTTTCATTTCCTCCCACAACATCCATCCGATCGGATATAGCAAATATCCGGGGGCCCATTCCTGCCGCACCACCGTTTTTTCGGTGCATTTGATCATATGCACTTCGTTTTTCACCTTGGTGATCACGTTGCCCGTTATACTGTCTTTGACCGGTGTCCCTTTGCTGTCCCGCAGGGTGTAGACTCTCTTTTCCTTCCACATTTTCAGCAGGACGGTCGCATAGTTTTTGTTGGCCGTGTTCTTCTCGTCGTTCATATACAGCGAATCGCTGTCGGCGGTGATCGTGTCATGGTTGCCGAATTTATTCGCTTCCTCCTGCACGTCCTCCAGCGGCAGCCGCATCACGATGATGATATACTTCTGTTCCTGCGCGTTCGGGTTGGACGGATCCGCAAAGATAACGTTCGTGTTGTTTATGATGTCCGTGCGTATTTCGCCTTTCACCTGCCCGTTCCCGGCCTCCACGTCAAACCAGTTATAAAAGCAGCAGTCGCCGTCCACCGCGCAGTTCCGTATCGCCTTCCGGTTTTTCTTGTGCAGCTTCTCCCGCTCGATGATCTTGCCAATCTCGTCCCGGATGATCGCGGAAACCTCCTCCCCATCCTCCGCTCCCGTCACGGTCACGTCCGCGGCAATCTGGTCGGATATCATCATGGCGATAAAGTATTTCACAATGGATTTTATGAAATTGAAAACCGGTTTATCCATGTCCGGGATGTCGATGTTCTCCCAGTGCTTGTCATTGTAAAAATTGTTGCATAGCTTAAAATTGTCATACAGTTCAAGCTGGGTGTTGTATGATACCCCGTTCTGATACTCTTTCCATATCTCGTCCGGCGTCTTTTTAATTCCCATCCGTTTTCCCCTTTGCCGTATCAACGCTATATCCCATCAGTATGTTGAAATTTTCGGTTCTTTTTTCGTCATTTTTCCGCTTTTTTTCCGCGTCCTTTTCTTCATCGTCCTCTTTTTCCTCGGCAGTCTGCACGGCCTCCCCCTTCTTCCATGGCGGGAAAGGCTTCCTCACATACGCCCCCAGCAGGAACGCCGCCAGTATCCCTATCACAAAAGCTATTTCCATTTTTACCTCCCAAACCTGACAAGGCTTTCCACCTGGTCGTCATACGGTGTCATGTCTTCTTCGTCGGCCCGCGGCAATTCCGCCGGCACAGGCCTCCCCGCCACAAACGTCCTTATCGCGTCCGGCGCGTGTGTCAGTTCGTGCGGATCCCGCGCGCAGTCGTTCGGGTTTTTTTCGTCAAACTGCAGCGCCGGCAGCGTGCGTATCAGGTTCGCGCAGTTGCTGAATATCCTAAGGTGCGCCGCAGCCTTCCCTTGCTCGTCTTTGTACGGTTTCAGCCACTCGTGCAGGTTGTACCAGCCCTGCACCCGGTCGTTGGATGTCTTTACAAGGTAAATCCCGTTTTCCGCGAATATCTCCGCCGTGCTCCGGCCGGTGTCCGCGTGCCTGTTCCAAAGGTCCGGCGGTGCAAAGTAAATCTCCCCGGTCATTACCCGCTTGATCTCCGCCGCCGCATCGGATACGATCAGCCCGCTTTTGTATATCTCTTTTTCCACGTAGGCGTTTTCTTTTTCGTCCACCGCCACGCAGTAGCATGCAAGCATGTCCTGTCCGTAATCCATGCATACGTACTTCCGCCAGTGCTCCGGGATCACAAACGGCTTCACCACATGCAGGTCCCTGCTGAACTCGCTGAAATACTGCCCCTCGAATATGTCCCAGTCCCCGTATAAAAACGCCTTCTTTTCCTTTTCCGGCAGGTTCTCCAGCCTTCGCACATACGCCGGGTCGTTCTTCATGATCACATAGTTGTCGTATACCAGCGCCGGGATAAAGGCGATTTTATTACCCGTTTCCTCGTCGGTGTACATTTTTTCGCCATGTGCCGTCTGGTCAATGTACCTCTCTTTTACCCATGTGTGGCCGATCCCTCCCGGGTTGCACGTCCCCTTGAACTTAGGCTTGAATCCCTTCGGGGAACGCAGGCAGGATAAAAGCACCTGTATCGCCCGCTTGGTATGCCGCGTCAGCTCGTCCACGCCAATAAAGTCCATGGACCGGCCAATGTATCCTTCCGCGTCCGTTTCGCCCGCAATGTAGCGGAACAGTACCCGCGACCCGTTAACGAGCCTTGCGATGTGCTTGGTCTCGCTGTACCTGTACAGCTGTCCCGGCGCCTTGCTCTTCCACTCCTGTATCAGGTTTGCCTCCAGGTCGTCATAGCTTTCGCGGAACAGGTACGCCGTCGCCCCCGCGTTCTCAAGGCAGTAGGCCAGGCACTCCATCACCAGCGCGCAGCTTTTTCCCCCGCCCTTCGCCCCGCCGTAAACAACTTCATCCGCCCCGCAGGCATGAAAAACGCCCTGTTTCTTGCTGGGCGCGTAGTCAACTATTATCTGCATCTTTTTCCGGCCTCGGTATTTGGAATATTACTGTCAGATTCCCGTTCATATCCACCGTCGCGTCTATTTTGTCACGCCACAGTTCCGGCAGCCTGTTTTTCAGCCAGAATATAAGCGCCGTAACATCCGGCGGGATATATATTTCCTCTACCGCTGTTTCAAGGTGTTCCTTTTCGCTCAGCCGCCGTCCCGTCTTTTCGCTGTATATGACTTCCTTCACCTTGAAAACTTTTCTGACTTCAACGGTTTTTCCCTGCGTCCTTTCAAACAGCTTGTTTTCAACAAGGCCGTTTGCCTGTTCCTCCCCTTCCTGCAGTGCTTTTCTCAACGGTTCGTATTTTTCGTCGGGATCTGCCTTATAGTCCCGGAAGCGCGAATATGATACGTTCACTTTTATTGCTATGTCTTCCTCTATCGCCCCGTTCCGCGCCCAGTCCTTTATCTCCAGCAGCCTGGGCAGGATGTTCTTTTCAAATTTACTTTTAGCCATGCCACCCACCCCAACAAAAAAGAGCCTCCCACGGGCCCTTTCCGATTCCTTTTCACAGTATCATTTTATCATGGGTAAACTATAAAAAAGTCCTTGATTTTTTATATCTTGTATATTCCGTTTTCAACAGCCAGTATCAATGCGTAATCTAATATTTTTTCCCGCCAGTTAAAATATGTCGTCCTGGTTATATACAGGTTGTCGCATACCCGGTTGATAGAGTGCCGGTCAATGTATACCATGGTGATGAACTCAGACTGCGGTGTGTTTTGAAAACGTCCGATTGTCTTTTTGACAACATGTACCCATGCCTGCATCTTTTTAAGTTCTTTTTCAATTTTTCTCGTTTTTTCAAATGTAGGGTCTGAAATTTTAGACGAACTCGCCCTGATTCCGTCCATTTGCGGTACAGTGCTTTCCTCCGCTATCTCTTTTTTGATTAACTCTAATTGCTTGCACTCTACCTTATAGCCGTAAAAATGTGATTCTATTTCTTTTGCAAGTCTATGATCAGCTATCATTTTCCGCCCTCATTCACCATGGTCCCTTTCTTAATCCACAAAAACAACTGTAAATGATTTTTCATTCTCGCGTGATTTATAATCCAGTGTCCGCATCTCGCGTCCATTTATTTGCGTTGTGTAATCCTGTAATGATTCATCAAACGTCCTTCCCCTTCCGATCGCTCCAATACAGCAACTGCCTTCTCTTATGTCATATCCTTTAACGCCTGTCATTATGTTTCCATAAATGTCAACACCAATCTCCAAAATTCTTCCATCTTGACAAAGTGCTTTAATAATATTTATCGTATTCATACTTTACCCCCACGGATACTCCTGCACAAAGTCCCGCCCCGCCAAGTGCCGCACGCTCTTTTTCATGAATACCGGTATCCCCGCTTCCTTGCATGCCTCCCATATGTCCATTATCCATTCCCGCTTTGGCTCAACGGCCCCCTTCCGGTTCCCGGTCTCCGCGCCGACGATCACCCACTTTATTTTGTCCGAGTAATCGCGATTCGGCATCTTAATTTTTTCCATGATCGGCTCTATCGAAAGGAATAAATTTGCCTTTCTTGCCGTATAATATAAATCATAGCCTCGCATATGAGAATATAAATCATAATTGTTCGTCACCGTCGTTCCAAACCAGTAATTGTCCGCGTCCGGAACGTCCGCATACCTTTCCGGGTTCTTCGTCAGAAATAAATACCGGTGCTGCGGCGCCGCAGCGCACGCTGCGAAAACGTCGGAGATCCATTCCTCCGGTACCCACGCCCCAAACAGGTCCGCCATGCTGCATACAAATATGTTTTTCTGTTTTCTAACCCTTTGGGGCTCGTCCAGCCTGTACCGGTGAAGCGTCGGCAGAAATCCGCAGGGGTACGGCGCGTAGCGCAGCCCGCCGGCGGCGTTCATGCGCTGCATTGGCGTAAATATTTCCCCGTGCACCATCCAGCCCGTCACATCTTCCAGCGTATACTGCCGGTTGTGCATCATCGTGTAATCATACGCCCCGCTGAACCGCTGTGCTATTTTCCGCGCATAGCAGTACGGGCAGCGGTGAAGGCATCCCGTCACCGGGTTCCACGTCCGGTCGCACCAGTCAATTTTTGTGTTGTTCATTCTTCCGCCTCTCCTTCGCCTCCCGGATGATCTCGCTCCATGGCCGCTTCATCCTGTACCGCTTCGCCGGTACCCATATCCAACGCTTTTTAGCCATTCTCGGCCTCCCCCTGTCATTCCCCGGCGCAGCGAAGAATCTCATCCCCGCGCCCTAACTTTTTTTGTGTATATATTGTTCCCGCGCACCCGCGCGCGCGCGCTTTTATGGCTGCCGATTCTGCCGATATCTCTCCACAATCAGCCGCTCGGCGGCGTGCACCACCGGTTCGCATGGGTAGGGCGTGCTCTTAATCAACGTGAAAATATAACACCCTTTCCCCCGGCACTTTCTTTCCTCGCATTTGCTGTCCGCGTCTATAATCTGCATGGCTTGTTCAATGCTCTCAACTTTCATCATGGCTCTATATCTCCTCTATTCGGAATGCCCGAACCCGGTAAAAGTATTTCGCGTCAGCGATAACTTTTACGGTTGCCTTATCCACTTTTATCAAACTCCTTCTTGTACATCCGGCAGTATAAGTAATATCCTCCGATAAAATTACTGCCTTTTATTTCGCAAGGGTATTCGTCGCTGTACGCGTACCCCGGGTATTCCCTTTCAAACGTTTCTTTCAGGCTCTCCCCCGCCATAAGCATTTCAAGCATTTTTTTAACTTTTGATTTTGAAAACCTGTTGTAACTCTCGGTCGGTTTTTGCGTGTACGGCTTTAACCCCCGGCTTTGCCGCCAGCGCCGCCTTCCGTTTTTGTTTTTGGATATATACAGCGCAAGCCCCGTTAGTCCGCCGAAGTCCCGCAACCTGAGCCGCCTTGTCTGCGGGTATTCGCCGCCTTTCCATAATTCTTCAATCTTGTCCCTGCTGAACAGTCCGTCCATTACGATGTGGATATGGTATTTTGCCTCCGGCTCCCCCTCTTTTCCGTCAACCGCGGCAACCTCGTACATGTATTTCATGTTCGGCAGTCCGGCACGTTTCCGGTGGTAGTTGATCCGCGCTATAAAATTTTCACTCTCGCGGTATGCTTCTTCCTCACTCGCCGGCATCCGTTCAAAATCCCACCCGAACGTCGCCCAAAGATCCTTTGTTATAAAATTGGCGTTCATCTTGCGTATAAAATTCTTTATGGCGTTTTTCGCGTTCAGGTTCTGCTGCTCCTTCCGGCTCGGCTTGTGCTTTTTTGCCCGGCTGTAATCCTTCCTGTCCATAAAAGAGGGAAACGCGTCAATTTCCAGCATCTGCCCCGCTTTTATCGTTTTTGTTTTCTGCAGGCATTTGATGTCCCTGGTGACCAGCATATCTTCCGTATAGATCGCCGCGTAATCGTAACGGTCATAACGCATTTTGTATCCCCCGTAAAACTTTCCGTCTAAAAATAATACTCATTACAAGCCCGAGAAAAGCCCTTGCTTTTTTTATTTTTTTCCTATATTAATAATGTGGTCAACTCAGTTCCATTATGTCTTTGTACAGTTTGTCCGTCCGCTCCCCGCGCGCAATCCGCCCCTGGTATCCCTTTATCACCCGGCGCATGTACCGCCCGGCCCAATCCAGTTCTATATACTGTTCATATAATAAGGAAAGATGTGCGGCCGCCCGCTTCCAGCGTTCTTTCATTTCCGTATCCTTTAATCTAAAATCTGCATATGCTTTTCATTAAAAACAAAGCAGCTTACGTTGTGATCTATTTCTATAACAAATCCCTTTTTGCCAATGGCAGTCATTTCATAGCCTTTGATCGTTCCGGTTTCTCCCATCCAGCCTGATCGAAATCATAAAAACTTGTTATAAACAGCAGGCCGTTCCTGTATTCGGTCAGTTCCGCGAAACCTTCAAGGTACTCTATTAAAGCCTGTTTCCGTTCATTTCTTTTTTCTTCCTCCGTCGCCCGCCTCAGCGTCCACTCAAAATTATTTGTGCCGATTGCTTCCAGCGCCTTGTTTTTCAGCTCCGGGTCCTTTATCTGCTCCAGCGCGATGTAGTCTTCCATCCTGCCACCCCTGGCCACCGCTTTTTCAAACTTCTTCTCGTCCAGTTCGTTCAGCTTCACCCGGTGCCGTACGGTGCTCTCGGAAAACCCCGTTTTTTCGGATATTCCCTTCATTGTCTCTCCCAGGTCCAGCATCATCTGGAAGCCCTCGGCCTGCTCAAGTATTGTCAGGTCGGCCCGCTGGATGTTTTCCATCAGCATGGTGGCCACCTGCGTGCGCTCATCCATGTCCGTCACAGCGCAGGGCACTTCCGCAAGCCCCGCCAGCTTCGCCGCCGCCAGCCGCCTGTGGCCGATTACAACGGTGTAACTTCCGCTTTCCATCGGCACCGCCGTCAGGTTCTGCAGCACTCCGCGCTCTTTTATGCTCTCCGCCAGCTCCGTCAGGTCCCCAAGGTCATGCCTGGGGTTTTTCGGGTGCGCAAATAACTTATCAATGCTTATAAATTCAATCATTTTTCTTCCCCCTGTTTTTCCAGTTTGATCTCAACCCGTACCGGGAAGCACTCCCAAACCATCCTGAGTATCTCCAGCGTCGCCTTGGCCAGCTCCCAGTACATGCCGTCCTCCGGCTTTGCCTCGCAAAGCAGCCTCCCGATTTCATACATCCGCGTTGCAAACTTTTCCCGGTCTTTCATGCTCTCGTAGGCGGCCCGTTTTAACCGCGATTCATTTTTAAGGTCTTCCTGGTAGTCCGGTTCATTCTTGCATTCTTCCGCCGCAGCTTCTTCAACCTCTTCCGCTTTATTAATTTCCGGCTCTTTTTTTCCCTTTTTAAACATCGTGTTTCCTCCCTTTGTGTTCGCCGGCAGATCGTTTTTCCGCCTCCAGTTAAGGACGGATACCCCGCTCACGCCAATTTCTTTCCCGATCTTCCCGTCAGACCACCCCTGCGCGTACAAAACCCGCGCTCTCTCCCACTTGTCCGGCAGCTTGTTCGTTTTCTCCGGCCAGCCGCATTCCTTCCGCCATGAAGCAACAGCCGTCACGTTCACGCCCAGCTCTAAAGCAATCTCGCTGTCCGTCGCCCCGTCGCTGTATAACCTTAATGCCTTTTTGCGGTCAAACTCGTTTTCATGCGCGTCGTCAAATATGCCTTGCAAACCCTGTTTCAGTGTGCCATCCACTTTTTTTTCCCCCTCTTTCGTTTTTCGGCAGCCCTTCCTTCTTCCGCCAATGCCATATGGATCGCAGGTCTATCCCGGTCTTTTCAGATATCTGCGTGTCCGTCAGCCCCGCGTCATAGAATTTCCGCGCGTCCGTATAATCATAAAAAAATCTTTTCTTCGGTTCTTTCTTTTTTGCAGGCACAACGTCCGCCGCGTCGCCAAGTATCACCCGGATTTCTTCTTCCGCAAGCAGCGTCAAATCGCACAGTATCTTGATGGCCCCCGCCTTGTCCAAAGCGTCCCGGTAATGCGCCCTAATTTCCCCATCGCTCCACCCGCTGTATTCATACTTGGCGTTCATTTCAGTCCCTCATATCCTCAATAAACCCGTTCATTATTGAAGTGATCGCCCCGGCCCATCCCCCGGTCTCGCAGTACATCTTCCCTATCTCGCCGATGTTATCCCGCCCCTGGCTGATATACTTCCGCTCCAAAAGTGAAAACATATACAGCACGCAAATCTCCTTGTTGTAAAAGCTCCGGTACCCGCTGCCGCCTTTGATGCCGCCTAAATTATTGCACTCCCGCGCCAGCCTGCTTTCTCCCCATCCGCTCTCATGCGCGCAGATCGCCGCCACAAAAAGCCCGTTCACATGGTATAACTTCTCCCCGCTTTCAAGCGCCTTCCCCAGCCCTTCCATTTCCGTGCCTGCCAGCAGTTCTTCATAATCTCCCGCCTCCAGGCCGCACGCCTTCGTGGGATCTGTTCTTTCCGCAGCCCGCGCCGTGGTCGGCATTACGATCACCAGCGCAACCGCCGCCATGACGGCCAGCGCAATCAGCATCATTGTAATCCATTGTTTTAAATTCATTGGGTTCCCCCTTTGTTTTTTTTTGGAGAGGCGGGGATTTGTCACTTTTCATGGTGATGAGTCACCCCGCATACTGGACGGCATACCAGCCCTATACCCGCGGACTTTCGTCAGTGCGTCTACCTTTTCCGCCACTCTCCAATATTAGCAACATGGGGGATGCAACGCCCCCTGGTGGAAGCCCCGGGACTCGAACCCGTATATACAGTTACTTGCGCCTCACTGTATGCGTTCTCCATTTACGCTATGCTCCCATAATGGCGGTTTTATCCGCCTATATTTATGACTTTTGATAATGCTCTTTTATTTTATTTATTATGGTTCCGCCGTAAGAATTTTCAGTAAGTGTTATAAATTTAATCACTGTCAACATATCTTTTTTCAAGTCTATTCCGTGGTCTTTGACAAACGAATCGCGCCCCATAGCACAACTGCCCGTAAGTTTTCCGTGCCATTCATAAAACTTTAACGCTGGATATTTTTTATCGTTTTTAAACTCTGCATAAAATATCTTTACTTTTTCATCAATATCCATTTCGTTAAATATTTTATTATTAAGCGATTCTTGTGCTTCGTGGATAGTCTTTCCATGCGCAAATAAATTTTCATGTTTTATTACATAGCATGGTTCTAGTTGCAAATCAGAATGAAGTATAAATCCACGCGCTGTATTTCTGTGAATTTTTTTTATTATCGTTTGTATTCCATCAATATTGTGTATATCTTGTCCGTTTAAAATGGTTATGCCAGAGCCATCGCCAGAGCCATCGCCAGAGCCATCGCCAGAGCCATCGCCAGAGCCATAGCCATAGCCATAGCCATAGCCATAGCCATCGCCAGAGCCATAGCCATCGCCAGAGCCATAGCCATCGCCAGAGCCATAGCCAGAGCCATCGCCAGAGCCAGAGCCATCGCCAGAGCCATCGCCAGAGCCAGAGCCATCGCCAGGGTTTAAAAATTCGGATATATTTACGCTTTCCATTCCGCAACACCTTTTATGCTCATCTCGGCTTTTTCCGTGCATGGTATTATTTCAATAACGCCTAGCACTGTCATTTCCGGCACAACAACTGTAAATTTGCAGTTTCTCGGTTTGCTCACGCCTTCCATTGCCATTTGAGATAATGATGCCGCGCCATCCCAATACCACAAGCGGCGCACGTTGGTTAGCGTTGCCGTGGAATTTTCGCAAGATTTAATATTTCCTGCAAAAACACCAGCCCGACCGGTTCTGATAATAAAATACTTTTCCATTCTTTTACCTCCATTTATTTTTTCTAAGGGGCAGGGCCGCGGCGGCGTATGGCGAGCCGTCTAAATCAGCGCGATCTCCAAAATTTTAAAGATTCACGCCCGAATCCCACGAAAAAGTATTTGACTTGTTAAAACTTTTTGTGGATGTTCCCCGCCCCTTAGATTTTTAAAAACTGCTTATCAAAACAAGAACCATGGCCGCCCAGCACCCGGCCCATCCCGCCGGTATAAACCACCACATAAAACTGTGTTTGCGTATGCTGTATCGTTTCATGGTTCTTCATTCTCCACTATCATTTTCATTTGCTGGTCGGGCAGTTCGCGCAGGATATACCCGCCGTCAATAAATATCAGTTCCATGTTCTTTTCAGAAAATCCGCCCTTTGATTCTGATTGCTTTTTTAAGACCAGTTTTACTTTATGCTCAATCTCCGGGCGTTTGTATTCATGCCTTTCAACCATTGGCTTGCCTTCCGGCGTCACCCGGTCGTAATTTTTCACGTCATAAGCCAGTTCAACGGTTATTTTTACGCTGATCTCTCCCCCGTCAAACTCCCCGGCCATCATCTGTTCAAACAATATCGCCATCTTTTCGTTGATGTCGTCCAGCATTGG